ACACAAAAAGCTATTAAGACTTCCATTAGAACGGAACCTCTTCTTCTTCAATTGTAATTGGTTTGATCTCAACGTCTGCTCCAAACTCTGGTATCCACCAAACTCTGATGTTTTTCCATTTACCTTGTGATGTTTGAAACTTTTTAACGACAGAACTATCTCCGTTGTTTACTTCTTTCAATCTCTCTTGGACTTGTGCTCTCGTGTAGTTATCAAACTTTCTGTTTCTTAAGAACTCCATCAACGAGTCTAATCTAAAATATGTCCTAGCTTCTTCTACATCTGTATATGGTTTACCAATCACAACTTCTTCAAAACTTTGTGCTTGTACTCGACCTGTGCAAAACAATTCAAGGTATGATAAGAACTGTCCCTTATATGTTAATTCTTGTGGCACTGCTATCTCATTACAGTTCTCAAGCAACATGTTGACTTGTACTTCCCAATCTCCATCCTTCATCTTTGGTGGCATAAAGTTCAACTGCTCCATACATGCTCTTTGAAATAGTCTCGGTGCTTGTAGTTCCTCTGTGGTTAATTCAAGTCTTCTGCCATCTATGTCCAAGAACCACAGACGAGGTTCTGATAGTATGACTGACAAGCCACTGATGGCAGGCATAGATGTTGTGCCGATACCATGCTTCAAACCACGACAGACACTCTGATTGCAATGTGATGACATAGGTTCTTCTTTACATAGATACTGATACTCTTTCTTTTCTAACGTAGATTGTATTGTCACTATTTCTGATGCAGGCAAGGGTGGACTAAAATGTTTTACATTTAATTCCTCCAACTGCGTCTTCCAATCATTAGGTGCAGACTTCTGTAAAAAAACACCAAGTTGAAAAGCCGCTTTGTTTCTACCACCTTCATGCACACCCATGCCAAGTAAAGCACGGAGACATGGAACATACCCAGGAAATAGATTTGGTTTACCACCAACAGATAGCTCCATAAACTTTTTGGGATCACACTTTATCTTGTGTATTCTATCCACAAACTCTTGAAGAGTGGCTTCTACATACACACGACCCTCTTTCCAATATGCAAATCTCAAAGTTTTATCTGCATCAAAGTATGGTAGATTGATGAAGTTACCAACGTCCCCTCTCTCTACCAACACCTGCTCTTGCTTCGGGAATATTTCGCAACGACCATGACCAAGTGCCGCAGCTATCTCGGCAGCTTTGTCTCTGAAGTCTGCCGCTTCCATCCATTCTGTAAAGAAAAAGAATATGTGTGCACCCCCACTTTTACTACGGCACACGATACACGGAACTTTTAATTGATTTAATTTATCTACCAACTGCTTGTGATCTAGTGGGTATTCGTCTATGTCGAGAGCACCAAACTTACATTGGTTCTGCTCATTGATTGGTATGGCACCTACACCTTTTCTTCCGTCTAGGTGTCCTTGCATCAACTCTAATGTTAGCGGTTGTCTTACGATAAATGATTTGGCTTTTTGTTTGCCATTCATTCTTTGATTGGATACTTCTGTCTGTCCGTGTGCTCCACTAAAACCTTCAAAAGCATGTAATAATTCTTCTGTTAAATTCACTCTACACTCCCAAAAAGAAAAACCGTGTAGATGAGTGTGGTATCTACACGGCTAGTTTAGTTAGAACGGTACGTCTTCTTTCTCTGCTATTTCATCAGCAGAAGCGGCAGCCATTTTGACTTCGCCTTTGCTAACACCTTGATACATATTACGAGCTTCAAGCATCATCTTCTCTATCGCTGGTGTAATTTCATTAATACGATCTAACTTGTAGTTAAACCACTTGCCTTGATCGTTAGCCTCTAACACAGTGGTTAGTTGCCAAGCCGTACCATAAATAGGCATGAGAGCACCACTTGGTAATCTCGCACTATTCTTTAATGTATTCCATCTACGAGACACTTTTAACTGTGTCTTCTTCATGTCAAGAACACTCGGTGCTATAGTCCCATCAGCAGACTGTGCAATCACTAGGTGTTGATGAGTTCTGACCAATTCGTTTCCGTTAGGTAACAATTCGATTGTACCTTCACGGCTCGTCATTGTAATGTCTTTATCATCTGCCGCTAGTTCTCTAACAAAACCACCACCACTTGATCTAAGTTGAAATTCTAAGAACTTCTTCTCAAAAAAAGCTGGAACAACAATGACACCTTCATCTTGTTTAAACACCTCTTGTGAAACAGTGTTAAAGATGTCGCCTTGTTCCGCACTCTTAATATACAAAGGATCGTCCTTTTGTAGTTGTGGAGATAATGCTTGGATAATCCTTATAAAAGGTATCTGCATATCATCCGTAGTGATATTTTCAAGACCAACACCAGCGTCAGCTTCTAACATTTTATCTAACTCTGATGCTACCACATTAGTGGTCTTTCTCTGTGCAACTTGGTTCATTACTGACCTCCCTTTATTTTAGCACGGTTGCCCTGGTACACTCCAAATAGATCAAAGTCTATTTCTTTACCACTTTCAATTCTATTTTTTACCCAGGTTTTTAAAGTCATTGGATGTACATGCTGTTTCTTGACAGGTGCAAAACCTTTTTCTTCAAGGTCTGCAACTACAGAACCAGCTTGATTATCTTGACCCATACTGAAGCTAACAACAACTTCGTTCTTGATAAGATCGCCTTCTCCAATCTCTCTTAAAAATTGGAAAGCCTCTTGTTTCTTAGTTTCGGGTATTCTAGCAGAAACATACTTATCAACTGAAACTTTGTTGCCATCAACTGTAAGACTCTCAACACCCATAGTCTCCATCAATGAAGGAATATCTTCCTCATCAACAGATCTCTTCTTCTGTTGTAGGTCTTTTAGTTGTGCTTCTGTGTCTTTGATTTGTTGATCTAATTCAACAGATCTACGGATTAAAGACGACAAACTTTTGGTGTCGCCTTCTCTGACTTGCTTAAATGCTTGAGGGTCAGCTGCCTCTTGCTCGAATAGTGAATACACATCACTCATCGTTCTCTCCTTCTACGTTAAAGTTTATGCCCTTCGGCGGTTAAAGTTGAAGGTATAGTTTAGTTAATTATACCTTCTCGTCAACGAGTTTTTTAGACTCGTATTCTTTTTGTGTCAAATAGGTAATCGTACCACCGACTGTTCTAAAGTTTTCTTTAGCTAACTCATTGAGTTTCTTCCAAGTCTCAATCGGTACGGCTATTGACTTCCATTTATCTGTATCCATTACTTACTCCAAAGTTAGTGTGGGTAGGGAAACACCAACGAAACGAAAGGAAAAAGGAGAACCACCCTACCCAAACTCTTTTAGTCCTACCAAACCTAATCATATAAGTCAACATAAAATCTTATACTCTCTCATAAATTTTATATTCTTTTTTCAAACTATACATTTTGAGCATTTCTGCCTGCATTTTTTGACTGTATTCTAGCACCGCTCCCCACTCGTTTCTGTCAGATGGGTTATGAAAATCATTCCTTGTTAAGGCTAGTGTTCTCACACTTGTGAAAGATTCCACTGGAAAGAATAGCACGGACTTTATATCCAGTGCCACCAGTGCTATGATGTCGCAGTCCTTTCGGGTGTAACATCTTTTGTCTGCTCCTTTACATATAGTGAAATAGTATCTTGCCATCTCATCTCTTTGTAAAACTGTTTTGACTTCCACTCTTTGTGCTACTTTTAAGTCAACACCACCAACCACAGTTACATCAACACCATCTTGTTTTACTGTTGATGCCGCGTAACCAAGCATGGATAACTCAAACACTGTTAAGTTTTCGCCTGCATTACCCACAATTTTTTCGCCTCTTAATTTAGTCATCTTTTATTTTCCTTCTACTAGTTACTTTGTATCCTTGTTTCTCATATCTCTTTGCATCTTTTTCGACATATGTTGTTCTTATTCTTTTCTTATTTTTGTCGTAGATGTAGAACTTTTTTCTTATACCTTCAACCATTCTAGCACTTGCTCCCCTAATGTTATGTTGGCTAATTTGTTCTTGTTTACCAATGTCTTAACTATGTGGACATCAACTGTGTTTGGACATACCAAGTCTACATACAAGACTGGATTATGTTGCCCAACTCTGTGTGCACGATCCTCTGATTGTACTCTTGACTCTAAGTTGAAGTCATTCGAATAGTAAATTACATTTGTCGCTGCATGTAGAGTTATACCCATACCACCAGTTTGTGCATTACTAACAAAGAACCTCGTGGGATCTGCCGGATCTTGAAACCTCGCAATGGCTTCGTCTCGTTGTGCCATTGTCGTGTCCCCAAAATAGGTAACGGTGGAATCTTGTCCATACACACCTTTCAAGCTACTGCATATCTTCATTATGTCATGGCGAAACCTCGACCAGATGATAACCTTGCCTTCCATCTCCTCTATTACTTCAAGGAGCACGGTCAACCGATTGTTTGGTATATGTTTTACTTCGCCATCATCTGTTACAAGATATCCACATAGCAACTGTTGTAATCTCAGAAGTCTTGTCATAACTTCGGGTGCAGTAACCATGTCTCCACTCTCTAAGAAAGCAACTGATGTCTTCTTGATACTTTGGTAATGTCTTTCTTGTTCCATGGTCAGATCAACCTGCCTTGTTATGTAAGTCTTTGGTGGCAGATCGAGTGCATCTTTCTTTGTTACTCTGAATGAATGTGGATCTATTTTCTTTTTTAGTTCTTCTAAGTTCTTATAACCAACCACCTGGTTGAACTGATGCGACCCCATCTTCCTATTCATAATCACGGCATACCTACCTTGGAAAGACCAATAAGAGCAGAACCCCAAAAGTTTTCTGTCCATAAATAAGAACTGTGAATATAAATCTAGTGGCGACTTTGTTATCGGAGAACCTGTTAGTATTCGTTTATACTTTGCTTTCTCGGAAAATTGTATTAGTGCCTTGGTTCTCTTCGCCTTGATGTTCTTAATCGTGGTAGATTCATCAACTGCTATTAAAAAGTTGCTTCTATGTGTGAAGGTGTCCAAGAACTTGAAAATTTTTTTAGTCGCAAAAGCCTCGACATTGATTAGTAGTATCCTTAAGTTGGATCTCGCCTCATGGCCCACGGAGCTTTTCAACTCCGTAGTTTCTTTCTTGTTGAGATTAGATTTCCAAGTGTACACTTTACGAGATACATCATCTGTTAAATGTGTTGGTATCTCATTGTTTCTCCAATTAGTGTAGACACCTTTCGGTGCTACAATAATTGCAGTATCTATTTTCTTGTGCCAATACAACCAAGCTATGTTATCAATGAGAACTTTTGATTTGCCACACCCCATCTCCATGAAGTATGCAAAGTTTTCTTTGTCATGGCTCAGTTGTAATGCTTTTAACTGATGAGCATACGGCTCGGTCTTCAGTTTAAAGTCATGATTATCTATTTCCATATACTTGCAACCTTATCTTTTTACTTGCCGAAGTATTATGATTATATAGCCTTTCAATATTCAAGATGAAATCGTTACGGCTGCCTTGATTTTTTAGTTTTGAAGAGTGGTTCTCCAACCTCGCTAAAAACACTTTCCAAACAAAAGTAGAGTCCTTCAATGCAGATATTATAGCACCAACAAAAGATCTTTTCTTATAATACGGAAAGTATTCCCCGATCTTGTGGATCTTGTCTGCCGTATCCTTTGCCCACTCCAAGTCAGTAACTTTGAAATGTCCATCTTTAAAATCGCCAAGATCTTCTGAAGAGTGCCACCCTTTACCATTCAACATGGATATGGAGTCCGAAATTGAAAACTCATACTTCTCGTGAAACCACTTTAATACTTCATAGTCCTTGTTACCAAGTTCAACATGACTATCAAGAAACTCTTGCATAGTCCATGCTCTTGAAGTTGAGTTCATCTTCCTTATATCCTGGATCACTAAACCATCTTTTACCATATAAGTTATTGGCATACCCAAAGACTTATAGGCTTCAAGTCTGTGTTGACCCTCGCACACTTCCATCTTTTCATTGACTATTATCGGTATCTGAAAGTCTTTCTTAGATATCTGATCCGATAACTTTTTTACATGAGCTTCAACAAGATCACGATTACCCTTTATATATTTGAATTGACCATAGTCCATGGTCGAATAGATTCTATTCTTGTCCAACTTTTTCCCTCCTATTTTTTAAAGTATCTCTAACCATCAAAGCAACTGTACTAGCAATAGTTCTGTTATCTTCCTTGGCTATTCTTTTTATGTTCTCGTACACCGAAACACGGACATTTAAAGATTTGTAACTTACGTCCTCGTTGTCGAGATTATAAACTTCTTCGGCATATTCACTTACTTTATCTCTGGGAATGATGCCATCAATATAGTCTCCGACTTCCTTGTCGATACTATCTTCCCAGAGTCTCTTTGTACCTCCCATAATATCTCCTTTAATTAATGATTTGTACTTATATATACCTAATGTATGGGATTACATAAGTCAAGTGGTATATCAAACTTTTTTTACTATAGTGTTTCTGTCATATTTTTTTGTTTATAAAAATTTTTTAAAAATAGGTGTAGCATCTGTAGCATCTGTAGCATGTAAAATAATACGTTGGTTTTACTAGGTTTTTTACTGTTCTGTTTGCTACACTTAGGTAACACTTGCTACACTTCAAAGCCGACCGCGTCATTTTTTTTCCTTTTTTTATTGATAAAATATGGGAGAAACTCTACTATGGGGTCATGCCATTGACAAATAGACAAAAAACTTTTGCTAGACTCATTGTAGAAGGCACACATTCTAATTCTGAATGTGCTAGACAAGCAGGTTATTCTGAGGGTCAAGCAAGAAAGACTGCAAGTCTGCTTCTGAATGGTAAAGATTTTCCTCTCGTAGTTGAACACATCAAAGAACTCCGTGAAAATTACGAAAGGAAATACGGAGTTACTTTGATGGGTCAGTTGAAAAGATTTGCGAACCTTTCCAAAGGCGCTGAAGAGGCAGGTCAATATTCGGCTGCAGTCAATGCAGAAAAATATAGATCTAACCTCGGTGGTCTTGCCGTTGATCGTAGGGAAACTAATGTAACTCATAACCTAGACAAACTCTCTCGTGAAGAAATTGTTGGTCGTCTTGCAGAAATTAGAAAGAATTACCCCTCTGCATTTGAAGGCGAATATAAAGTAGTCGAAGAGAGTAAAGGGGTGGAGGCTCTCTCCGACTTGGGCAAATAGCAATTCCCGATATTGCTCCGTGCATTTCAAAGATAGATCAAACATTATCGAGAAGTCAACACCTTTGATGCTTTAAACTCATCTGAGTTATATAAAACTTTCTCAGTTCCGTCTTTTTGTATCTCTGTTA